CGCCGAGGAACGAGACGGCACTAGAGTTTTTAACATTTTAAGCGATGCTTTCACGACAACATGGGCTGACCTAGTTGGCTTGACTAGCTGGACAAATGCACCAGATGGTATTTCGTGGGCCGAATATGATGCTGAGGCAGCTGCACTGGTTACCAGTTTTACAGCTGACATTGATACACCTGGACAATACATCTTGGTAGCCTACGCAGGTGGCGAATCCAACGCTTTGTCTTTGGCACAAGATGCTGCAAACTCTGGTCGAGGTGTTTTATGGGAAGCCTCTGACGGTTCGATTTACTATGACGATTACGCGGCTAGGGCTTTGGCTAGTCCTTACGCTTTAACAGCTGATGATGTATTGGCTGCCGGGCTAATGGTGGATGCCAAGTGGGGCGAAATCTACAATTACGTTGATGTTGTGTATGCCAGTGGCACGGCATCAGATGAAAATGTTTTAAGTCAGCAACTTTATGGGGTTTTAACAGGTAGCAAAACAACCACGTTAAAGAACGAAACTGATGCTTTAGCGCAAGCGCAAGACTACGTTAAATCTCGTGCCTTTGCCCGAGTTTACCCAAGTGCAATTACAGTGCCTTTACACTCGCCGACAGTCAGCGATGCGACTCGGGATCAGATGGCTGCCGTGTACAACGGCTTATACATTACCTGTGATGACTTGCCACCAGTAATGGGTGGGGAACTCAAAGCCTTTGTTGAAGGCTGGCAATGGTCGCTGACCCGATACACAGCTGAACTGACCTTATTTTTATCCGCTTACTCGGAGACATACAGCCGACAAGTTTGGCTACAAGTCCCACAAACAACCACATGGGCAACGTATGATAATAGTGTGATTTGGGAGAATGCAGCGTAATGGCAAATACACCGATTTATGGGTGGGAAACACCTGACGATACCGACTATGTTTATCAGGGCGCGGCAGCTGCAAGAACTACTGCTAACGCGATTGACTCAACTTTATCAAGCCAAGTAACTACCTTGAATGCAACTATTAATTCGACGGTTGCACCTTATCCTCAGGGCATCAAGGCTTACATTCGAAGCACAACGGAGTTAATAACACCAACAACTGGTGAAACCATTTTGATGACAACAAATGCGCCGTTCACTCCAGTCGCTGGCCGACTGTATGAAATTACCGTAACAGTTGGAAACATTCAAAAGGAAACTACGGTTGGTGCAGTTTATGTGACACTCCGCAAAGGTGCTGGCGGCACTCTACTAAGCAGAGCCGTGATTGAGTTTGATACATTCGATGACTTTGATACACAAACTGGTGGCACATACACTTGGACTCAGATTTTTACAACAACCCAACTAGGCACATCTTCATTTACTCCTTATGTGTATGGAAGTACGAACCTTGGTGGAGCAACTTTGCAAAACAGCACAACCTACCCGGGCTGCATAATTGTTAAAGATATAGGAAATGCATAATGGCTACTACTCCAAATTATGGTTGGACCACTCCGAACGATTCTGATGCGTTTAAGCAGGGTGCCAGCGCGATGCGAACACTTGGAAATGGAATTGACACAACCTTAAAAACTGCCTTAGGCGGTAACTACCCGGGACTACGTTTGATAAAAACTCAAACAGTAGGATCTGCAGTAGCCAGCGTTGTTGTTCCTGATGTATTTAGTGCGGCTTATGACGATTACAAAATTATCTACACTGGTGGCGCAGCTAGTTCAGGCGCAGTTCATATGTATATGACTATTGGTACGATTACTAGCGGATATTTTTCCTCTGGCGTATATCAGTCGGCTACATCTGCTACACAAGTCACTTACAACTTGCCAAACGCTGGTGTATTTTTGCCGGGTCTTGGATCATTTTTTTACATGAGACACGAAATTGAAGTCTCAAGCCCTTTTAAAGTGGCAGCCAAAACAATAAATTCACGAAACGCAAACTACGACAACGTAAACTCGGTTGGCGGCACTGCTTGGGGAATTACAGTTGCTAACACTTCATCAACATACTTCAGTCTTTCAATGGCAACAGGCACAATGACTGGCGGAATAATTTATGTTTACGGATACGGAAAGAGTTAAAATGGCTAATCCAATTATTCAAATTGGCGATGAAATTCGCGAAATGACTGATGAGGAACACGCAGATCATCTTGCGATGTTGGCATCAGCCGTACCGCAAGAAGTAGAATAAAACCAAACACAGGGCCATGACACGAAAGGGCAACTCATGGCCTTACCTATTAAGAACGGCAAAATCACTACCGCCTACAAAAAGGCTGGCAAGATGTGGTCCAAGGGCTACCACACAGGCGTTGACTTTGCTTGCAAAATCGGCACACCAATCTTGGCAGTAGCTGACGGCAAGATTGAAAAAGCTAACTGGGGGGCCAGTTACGGACAGCAAGTGGTACAAAAAGTTGATGGTGGATGGGTAATCTACGCACACCTAAACGCAGTACGCTGCAAGCCGGGTCAGCGAGTAACCAAGGGCCAGATTATTGGTGAGTCTGGGAACTCAGGAAACTCGTCAGGTCCGCACTTACATTTTGAAATGCGCGACAACATTCGCTGGTCTGCCGGCACTGACATTGACCCAAAGGAAATTTTGGCATCATGAAAAAATTCAAAACATTTTTTGTGCGCGTAGTTGCGCTTATTGCATACGAGGGCTTGGCAACATTTGGCCTATCGGCTGGCGTTGGCATTGAACCAATCAAGGGCGCATTGATGGCAGCCTTGTTGCCTTTGGTTGTAGTTTTACGCGAAACCGCCAAGGGGCTTATCGATGATGGCAAACTAACTCAAGCCGAGATGGACAGCGCAATCACAGCTGGTAAGTCTGCAAAGGATTCTAAGCGGTAAATGCACAAATCTTTGAGAGTGGCACTTGTCGCTTTCATCGTAGGGGCCACGATGCTATTGCACACGCCCAATGCTTTTGCTGAACAGGCTTTGACTACGGTTACTTGCGCTGACCCACAAGGGAATCAGATCGAACGTCAGATTGGCTGGGATAATTCGAACCGGTTTTTTGAGGGTAAGGGCGATATACCGCGCCTTTATTGTGAGGGTGGTTACGCCCAGCAGTACACCACTTACATTTCCGATACCTTGCCATCAGATAGCCCTTTGCGGTGGTACGCAGGTATTGCACCAACGCCATCACCCACACCATCACCATCAGTGACCATAGAACCAACATTAGAGCCAACGCCTTTGCCGACTCCCGAACCAACAATCGAACCATCGCCTACTCCTACCCTTGAACCATCGATAGAACCCACACCAGAGCCGACACAAACACTATTGCCCGAACCAACTCCAACACCTACACAACCGAGCCTTGAGCCAGTAGTGCCAGAAGCACCCACGTCAGAACCGACACCAACACAAACACCAGAACCAGAACCAACACAACCGCAAGAGCTGCCAACGCCATTGCCCGAGCCATCCGCCGAAGCATCGCCAACTCCAATCGAGCCAAGCCCTGTGCCTAGCGCACTACCAAGCCTAAATCTAGAGGCAGTCACATTGGAAGTACCGACACAGCTGATGGCCATACCCGGCATCGAGGAACTAGCCAAAGCAGCCGAAGCAATCATGAATATTGGCTCGGACATGACACCAGGGCAGCGTGAGGAATCACAAAGCGTTGTAATCGGTGCAGTCTTAGTCGGTCAAATAGCAACAAGCATAAGGAGGATAAAATGATGAAATGGATCAAACGGTACATCTCAGCCATCACGGCTGATACTTACACATACGTTGGTTTATTGATTGCCTATTTTACCCTTGATGGATCAGCAAAAAAGGTTACAGGGCTACTGATAATCATCGGGGTTTTAATCTGGCTGGCCACATTGCCATTGCGCGACACGCCAGAGGATTAGCCTAGACACAATGTCAGGTATTGTCATACTATGTCACTAAGGAAAGAGGGCAGATGGAAAAGTATCTAACAGCCAAAGAAGCAGCTGACAAACTACGGGTAAGCGAACGCACACTCATCAGGTGGGAAAAATCAGGGGCATTAAAGCCAAAGCGAATCGGCGGCGTTAAGCGATACAAAGCCAGCGAACTCGACAAATAGACAGGAAAACAGGGCATGGGACTACTAACATTATTTGGCTTTGCGGCTTTCTTTATTATCGGCATTCTTGTCGGTGTAGCCGTAGAGAATAACCACCAACAGCAAAAACGCCGTGAGGAATCAATCCGCTATTGGCGTTGGGCTAATCACATCGACAACATCGAAACTCAGATGGTGAAAGACGGGTGGAAAATCTAGTGGCATTTGATCTAGAGGCTTACACAACAGTTCAAGAGCGTATCCAAGAGTTTTACAAAAAGTACCCCGATGGCTCACTGCAATTTGAGTTTAAGGGAATACTTGACGGCTCACCTTTAATGATGTGGGGGATCGCTTTTGCATACCGTCACCCAGGCGATGAACGCCCAGGCATCGGCACAGCCGCCGAACTTATTGAGGGCAAGACTCCTTACACAAGAGGCAGTGAACTCCAGAATCTAGAAACATCAGCATGGGGGCGTTGCCTGGCGGCGTTAGGGCTTGGGCTATCCAAAGGCATTGCATCTAAACAGGAAGTACAAGCTGCTAAAGATCGTCAAGCACCCGGACCAGCAAAACCAAAAGATGTTGATCCTTGGGCATTAGTTGATGAACCTGATCTATCAGTCCCGACATGCCGTCATGGCGCAATGCGTAGAAAGACGGGGCTTAAGAAAGATGGCACACCATACGCTGGCTATGTTTGCACAGTCGGTGGCGAGGGTGATCGATGCGCTGCAATTTGGGATCGGTCATGATTTGCGAGCATGGGGCAGATGCGCCAAAGTATTGCGCTATTTGTCGGCATCAAGGGCTTATGGGCAAAGCCGAGGGAATTACCCTGGCTAAAGACTCACAGCTAAACTGGCACAACGAGGCCGTGATCTGCATACAACAGATGGCTCGAACTGGAAAGCCTTTTACAGCTGAGGATGTAGTTAACGAGATTGGCGCACCAAGCGGATCAGGCAAAGTCATTGGGGCGGCGTTTAACACAGTTGCTCGATCTGGCATGATCTGGCGATGTGGCGAAAGACCAGCCGATCGCAAATCAAGCCATCGCAGGATGCTTGCAATTTGGCGCGGTGGTCAGGTACAAGAGCAGGTTAGGTTGTTTGATGAGTGAATCAGAGGTTATGCGTTGCACTTGTGGCGCATGGTATTACATAGGCAAGCCGTGTGGCTTTTGTGAGAAATGGGCAAATCGTGGATAGAGAAGCAATAGACGTATCAATGCAAATATATGAAATCATCAATCTAATGAATGAGGAAATATTAAAAATTAGAGATCGCTTAGAAGTGCTTGAAAATGAGCGATGAACTTTGGGCAAGCATTGAGCGCAAAATTAAGGGCCACTATCTAGCAGCTCAAAACCTGCCAGCATCTTGTCCGGAATGTGCGAGCATACTTGAGCCAGTTGATTTTGGTGTTGATCCTGACACTAATGAGCGACTATGGGTGACACATTGTTGTGGCAAGTGGGACAAGTACCTTGAAGTATTAGGGCCGAAAGATTTGATATAAAACAAACGACACGCGGATGCCAAGAAATAATCCGCGTGCCGTTCGTATCGATGCTAACATCGCAAGCACACACGCTCTAGTCAAGAGTATAACTGATGCCCGACTAATCCTCGGGTAAACCGCCGTTAGATGGCGTATCTCGTCATGGATTGATTAGCCCATGAAATAATTGAAACTTGATGTTGCGAAGCAGTATCGGCGGGACTGGCTTGGAATCACTGGGAAAAACTGTGATTACCAAATTGCGAAATACTAGATAAGTAGCAATCGTAGGTTCGACTCCCTACCCAACATCATCAATCAAAGAGCCTATGAGCTGCGCTTGACACGAATCGCCCAAGCGAGATAACCAAAGAGCATAGGCACATGGCGCGATTGTCGAAAGACCCATGACCAATACCGCTTCCACATACGGTGAGGATGGCAGGATCAATGCCATTCCCTGCCCACTAGCCAAACCGGTGAGAATGACTTAAAACTTAGTAACATAAAAGCATGACTCGCTGGGTGCAGGTAAGACATGATGATCTACTTGAGTATGTAGCAATGGTTGAACACTTAACTAAAGATCACACAAAACTCCAACAAGAGATAAGCGACTGTAAGACATTAGCCAGCATTATTGAGGAAACGTATAAGCAAAGACTAGACAGATTGACTGACATGATCTTGGACATACATCCAGCCAATTACAAGTATGAACGAGGGCTTATGGATGCCTATGCAATAGTGAGTGGTAATGAGTAGAGCCCATAGCCAAGGTACAACAACTCAATGGCGCAACCTTAGGGCTGCATGTTTCAGGGTATGGGGTAAGTCATGTCTAATGTGTGGAGACCGGGCAACCGAGGTTGATCACATTATCGAGTTAGCAGCTGGTGGCTCAAACACCATCGACAATGTCCAACCTTTGTGCAGTCCATGTCATAAGGCAAAGACCTCACGATTCAACAGCACCCGTCAGAGAGCCACAGAGAGCCATAGGGGCGTTTTTTCTGGGGTCGTGCCACCCACAGACTCCCTTGGTATTATTTCTCCCCGATTGGTCCGATTCGATCCGCCAACAACCGAAAGGCCTAAGCCATGACCCAAAAGAATCCAGAAGTGCCAGAGGATAAACCAATGGGAATACTCATTTCTCTAAACTCGGCAATCTCGGTTGCGAACTGGCTTGCGCCAACTGATGTGGCCGCGTTGACTTTAGCCCGGCGCATTGCTTTGGCACTTGACACTGCCTTTGACATGGGCGATCTTAAAGAGGCAACACCTTTGGCCGCTAAATACTTAAACGTACTTCAGCAATTACATCTCACAGTAGAAACACGAACAGCAGGAAAACAGGGCGAGGAAAATGACGGGACAAACCATGTCGGAGACTATCTACGGTTACTCAAAACCCAGGATCGAAAGCCCAAGCCTGAACCTGCCAAGCGCAGGGCCAGTGGTGGCGGCACTAGCTGACGAACTTGGAGTCCCACTCCTACCCTGGCAAACTCATGTCCTAGATGATGCCTTAAAAGTTTTACCCAATGGGCGATGGGCGCGCTCAAGTGTGGGCGTGCTAGTTGCTCGCCAGAATGGCAAGACTCACATGATGCGGATGAGAATCCTCGCTGGCCTTTATGTCTTTGGTGAAAAGAATGCCATCGCGATGTCGCAGACTCGGCAACTATCTTTGGACACTTTCAAGCAGACAGTCGACATGGCCGAAAGCCTGGACTGGATGAGAAAAAGAATCAAGCGAGTATCCCGGACTAATGGCCAAGAGGAACTAGAAGTTTATTGCCACCATTACCCAAAGTCATGTGGCGAGAAGTGCGAGCGTATTCGCAAGTATTCGATCCGAGCAGCTACGAGCGAGGGACCGCGTGGCTCGACTGCCGACTTGTTGTATGTCGATGAACTCCGAGAAATTGACGAGGCCACATGGGCAGCCGTTACCCCGATCACCCGAGCCAGACCCAATGCCCAAGTGTTTTGGACTTCCAACGCAGGTGACTTAACTAGCAATGTGCTAAACGAGCAACGCCGCCGAGCCTTGACCTTTGCGAGTGATCGGATGGGGTACTACGAATACAGCGCACCGGCAGGATCGGCAGTCGATGACATCGAGGCTTGGAAAATGGCCAACCCTGCTATGGGTTACACCATCAATGAACAAAACATTAAAGACGCAGCAACCTTTGACAGTCCAGATGCGTTCAAGACTGAGACTTTGTGTATGTGGGTAGATGCCATCGATTCACCTTGGCCAATGCAAGTGTGGAATGAATGCGAGTCCGATGTGGCACTTGAGGATGGCTTGCCTACTTGGATGGCAATGGATTTGAACTTCAACCGAGAGTTGGCTTGCTTAGTAACCATCCAGCAACGGGAGTCGGGCTTTGGCGTATTCCTGCACGAATGGAAAAAAGAGGGCGGCATCAATGACCTTGAACTTGCAGGCGAGATCGCCACGCTGACTCGCCGCTATCGCCCAAGGGTGCTGGCCTATGATCCAAATACTGCTGGGTACATCGCGCCAAGACTTGCCCAGGCTGGTGTCCCAGTTGCGCCAACGCCTTGGAACTCTGCCAACTTTGCGATTATGTGCGATCAGACAATGAACGCGATGCAGTCGAGGCAGCTGCTACACCCAGCACAAGAAACTTTGCACAGCCACCTAGTCAGTTGCGCTCGTCGCCCGGCATCCGATGGCGGTTGGCGTATTGCTCGCAGGGCCGCACAAGTACCGATCAGCGCGGCAGTTGCTTTGGTCATGGCGGTGGGTCACGCGACAGAGCCACAGCAAAGTGTGTCTATAATCAGTGCATAACCCTGCCTTGGGTTCACCCGAGGTCGGCCAGTTATCAAAGAGGGATCAAGACCACTAGGACTAACTGGCCGATCTGTGTGACAACACGCGTAACAATGTGACAATGACTGACAGAATTACACCAATGTCATTTGGTCGTGGTTAAATGACAAAATGGGATTCATAGATTTTTTGCTGGGTACACCCACTGAAAAGCCACAGATCGAAGCGCGTGCCGGCATCGCCATCCCGTTTTATCAGGATGCCTACTTCACGCCTTTTAACACATTCCGGGTTGATCGCTCAAGCGCGATGCAAGTACCAGCCGTTGCCCGAGCCAGAAACATCATCGCTGGAACTATCGCAACCCTTGGCCTAAACTCATACAGCGACATCACAGGCGCAAAGATCGAGGGTCGCAAGATTCTGGAACAGCCTGATCCAGCCATCCCACTAGCTGTGACTATGGCTTGGACCGTTGAGGATTTGTTATTTCATGGCCGATCATTCTGGCAGGTGCTTGAAGTAAACCCAGAGGATGGCAGACC